TCTGCATCTCTTACCTGTAATTTCAAGTCATCACTTTCGTTTATAGGAAAGCTAAAATCAAATTCATAAAGACTCCCGTTACAATTGAAAACCTGTTTTATTATTGTTGCATTGATAGTCATTCTATTCCCCTTTTTCTCGTTTCATCAAACGAATCATAAAATTCATTACCAGTTTTTGCTATTTGAATCATTTGTAAATATATTGTATCAATAAGTTGTCTTTTTTCTTCAGGTTTTATATCCGGATGTTTATGGATAAGATCAATAGCATTTCTCATAGAACCAAGAGCTTTTTGAACACCATCAAGATCAGCGCCACCCATTTCTTGCCATAATTTAATAGCTTCTTGTGGTTTCTGCTCTTTTTCCATCAGAACCTTAAATGTTTTTTCAACTTCTTTTGCTTTTTTATAATTATCATAGAATTTTTCTATACTTGCTGTGTTTGAAGATGGGAAACGAACAGCAAAGGCTTTTATTAAAGGAATATCAGCTATTGTTTTAGACGGTTCCTGATAACCTTTCTCTGTAATCCCAGTTGATTTCATCCCAAAATCGAGAATGTCCAACGCATATTTACCAAGACCACCTGTCCATCCACGTACAATATTTTCAATGTATGCCGGCGATGCTGCGCTTGAATCACCTACTCCTGGAAAATATCCAACAAGCCGTCCTAATGCTTTTGCTGTTTCAGTGGTATATTCCCCATATTGATATTGAGGAAGAAGTTCTTCTCGACTACGAGAAACAATAGAGCGGTCAAAGAAAAATGACTTATTTGCCCAGTTCTCAAGAATTGGAGTGGCAATCGTTGGAATCATACCAGGAGAGAAACCACGCGTAAATGTTTCTATTGTTTTATCAAAAGATTTAGGATCGTTATCAATGATAAAATTTGTAATCCGTTCCGGAATTGATCCAAAAATAATACCAAGTTCAAACGGTTTTGGGATCCTCCAGATTCCTGAATCAGTAGGGATGATCCAAAATAAATCCTTTTGCCATTGTGGTACTTCTTTTAAACGAGGATCGTCATGATTAGCGATTGCAAGAATAACGGAAGGTAAAGTAATTGATGCTGCAACACGAACAGTAGTTCCAATGGGATTATCTCTGAAGGCACGGATCATCTTATCTCCGCCCTGAACTTGAGCATTCCAAAAAGCTATAATGGCATTCACAGCTTTTGTTTTTGCCCCAATACGGTTGAAATCAAGTGTCACCTCCCGAGATGAAAAACCAGCTTCTTGAATAGCCTCTTTACTTTCTCCGAGTTTTCGTCTTGCTGCACCAAATTCACCAAGTCGTGTTCCTTCCTCTCCCAGTTCAGAAAGTATTCTAAGCGCATTTATCGGATTTTTTGCGAGATTTGCTACCGGGTATTTTTGAAGAAGTTCTCCAAGGTTATCTTGTAAATAATCTCTATCCATTGAAACCAACATGGAATGATCTCCACCGCTCTTTTTCCATTCCCAGTAGAGATTTTCCTTTTTAGCCATCGCAAATAAGCCGCGTGCAGTATCGAAAACAGGAACAAAACCATATTTCGAGTAGATAAAAGAGCTCCATTGATCCCGTAAGGGATTGCGTGCGATAAATTCAGGGGTAAGTGTTGCACCGGCACGAAGCCATGAAGCAGGCTTTGCTAATATCCTCAAGATCATATTGGCTGATTCTGAATCAAGAGCCTGAAATGTTTTTGCTATATCAGGATGCACTTGGTATAGTTCTCTTTTCCCATTTTCCCAGACTTGTATTACGTTATCTTTCGGCATAAAAGCGTTTGGCCTGAATATCGTGAGATTGTCTATATTTGCTGGATCAATTTCGCCATCTAGACCAATTTCTTTCAACCATTTTTGGAGTTCTTCCGGTTTCACTTCAATGCCGCGTGTTGGTGTTGGGATTTTCTCAACAAATTTTCCAAGACCTTCTTTATTCTTTGCTAAATCAACAAGCGCACGGCCTACGGCGTTTTTTTCAGCGAGATTGATATAAGTGAAGGTATTTTTTATAATACTTTCAAGCGGATCTTGAATATCTCGCCATGACCCCTTTATTCCTTTGATTGGATTCCAAGATTGAATACCACGCCCAACACCATATCCTTTTTGATTTTCCATTACCCGATAGAAAGGTACATAATCAGCATTAGCCGTTTTCATGGCATCGTAGGATTTTTGATCAATAAGACCGGACTGTTTTAAATAATCAAGAGTTGAATCCTGGAATTTCTTTAGGTCTTCAAATGACGTCCTGAATTCTTTATCATATTTATTTACTATCTCAACTGCATCTTCATGCAGGATTCCAGTATCTATTTTACGTCCTTCAAGTTCCAGTGTCCTTTTAGAAACGATATAAGCACGAAAAAAATCAAGATTATCTCGGATAGGATCAAGGATTTCCTTCAATGATTTGCTTCCAGAAATATCCTTATAAGTGCCAAAGTCAAAAGGCTTGTTCTTTAGGAATGCCTCGGCCTTTCCAGTCCATCCCCTCATAAGACGGGCAAGTTTATATGGGTCTTTGGATACGGGGATTTTTTCTCCTTGTGCCATTTCTCTGACAACCATTTCAAGTTGATGAAGATCATCTATAATAGTTGTGTAAAAACTATCAAAAGTATTTGTTTCTCTTCCCTGTTTTTCATTGATTGAAATCTGTGAAAGTACCCTTTTTAATGCCGGTTGTTTCATGTAAATATCATATCGTTTTCTGGCCTCAAGAAGGACTTCTCTTGCCTCAGGAGATTTTTCCGACAAAATATTATCAAAATAATCATAGAAACGTGGAGCGACTTCTTGTGCCTTTTTTGCATCAGTAATGTAAAGACGTATAAATTCAGCAAAACCCTCGGCTTTTATGTCTTGTCCTGCTCTTGGTTCTGTAGCAATAGGAATAAGTTCTTCTTTGTATGGCACAAATTGTTCGGCTCCTTTCTTTACTGACTCCGGCCAGAGAAACTTATGAAGACCGTGGCCTATCTCATGGGATATGGTCTCAATGTCGTTTGCGTACTTCGTCCTGATGACTTCCTCTTTCGGTTTGAAAATACCAAGGCCTCGCTGTCGAAAGCGGCCTGTCCTGATGGGGATAGCGAGTTTTTCTTCGAGAAGTTGTTTGATTTCGCTCCGGCCTATGGGTTTACCGGTTTCTACCGGGCCCCCGGGAGTGCGACGGAAATCCCCTTGTGGTTTCATCTCCCACGGCTCTTTCGCCTTTCCCCCCAGTCCATACTCCTTCAGCACATCGGGGGGAACGGGCTTGCCTTCGGAGAGGGCTTGCTGGACATGCTGTCTATGTATGTTTTCGGGGGTTACGTCATTATAATTAAAATTATCCCCAGACGCAAGTTGTACCCATCTTCTGAAATTGCTGATTGCTTCTTCCGAGTATCCCCTTGCACGAGAAAAAGTTTCCCAATCCCCACGATTATAGGCATCAATAGCGTCTTGTGATGCTGGAATCCCTTCACTGTCTTTCATTTCTTGGTTGTCGACGAGTTTTTCATATTTCGTTAGCTCTGCTTCATATTCCTCCTTCGTCATCTGCCACGGTTCTTTGACTTTTTCACTGTCTTCCGTCTTCCCGATTTTCCCTTCGGACTTCCGGGTTGTCTCAGATGGTATAAGGTCAGGATATTTTTTCAGAACTTCGGCCATTCCGCTATTATGTATTTCTTCTAACTTTTCTTGTGTGTTGCCATCTAATATAGTTGCTTTACGATTAACGAGGTCGCCGCTCTCTATGACACTATTTATTTCTTCTACCCTGGAATCGTATTCGGCTGGCGGAAATGACGGGTCTTGTTTATTTTGTTCATCCGCCTTGCGCGATAGGTTATCTCTTAAATTAACTAATTGCTTGCGTCTTTCTTGCCACGATTCCTTTTTATCAACGGGCTCAACGGAACGTGGTGAATATATCCGTGCATCATCAAAAACCATCACTTTCCCATTGGATGCTTCAACTGTTAACTTAACTCTATTCTTATAATCAACCGTCGAAAAGTAATTCTCGGCATTTTTTAGTTTCCACGGCTTAGGAAAATCAACAGGCGCGCCGGAAAAATTCATTGTTATTTCATCGCCAATTTTTATATTCTCATCAAAATTTGTATAAACACCATCTTTAACATAACCACGTTCTTTGCCCTTCGCTATCAATTCATTTAATACTTTTTCTTCTGAAGTTGCCTTAGTCTGAACAGTTTTCAGTTCCTTTTTTGTAAGTTCAGGATATTCCGCAAGCGTTTCTGGAGGAACGGATTTGCCTTCTTTAAGGGCTTGCTGGATTTGTTGTTTGTGTATGATAGATAAATCATTTCCATATTCTTTTATATATTCATCTATCGGCAATAGAGTTTCTTTTCTTACAACAACAAATCTGTCTTTATTATTAGGTGATTCTTCTACGCTCCATCCTTCACCTAGTTTTTTAGCTTCTATATTTGCGGTTGCTGCTGAGAAATCTTTACCTTTCCATGATACTTTATTGTTTTGTTCATTCTTTTGATAGTAATCACGTATAAATTCCTCTTTGGTCATCTGCCACGGTTGTTTTAATTGAATATTGGTTACAGAAGGTTTGGATTTTGGTATTGCATTCTTTAATTTATCAGCAAATACCTGAGCGTCCTCCTTGAATCCAAACTCTTTAGAAGTTGTCTGAGTTTCTCCATTTTTATCTGTCCAACTAACCGCATACATCCCACCTTGTCTATTTCCAGAAGGAACTATCTTTATGGTAGAGGAATCTACCGGCATACGCTCTGGATCGCGTAAAGGGATTTTTGCAGTTTCTATTTTTTGCTCACCGCCCCTGGATACTTCAGGCGCACCGGCAACCTGTTTCTCCAATTCCGGGGCGGGGATAATATTTTTGATGTCTGTTGTATTTGATGGAACCGCCTCAGCTACTGACGGTTCTGTTTCTGTTTCTGCGCCTGGCGGTTCAGATTTTGTTTTTGCTTTTGCTGCATTAATTCTAGTTACTTGTTCATTAAGATATGATCTGGCGTTATTGGTCATTTCGTTCAAACCATATCTCCCACCAGGACTCATCATGGAATAAATTGCTCCTATTCCAACAGACTTTGCAATATCTCGAGTATCAGCTCCCTCTGATACGGCTTGCGCTCCAAAAGTAATGCCCATTGCCGGAGCGCGAAGATAATGGTTAAGCGGCCCCATAGCTTTAAAAACAGCACCAAGAAGGCCACGTTTTGCACCACTTAAGAGTGCACCCCCTAATTCATTCCCACCAGATTTCTCGGCTTCAGCAGCTCCTAAAAAAGTTGCATAAGGGACATTCAATAGAAACTCGGATATTCCAGGAATTGCTCCACCAATAGCCTCTGATACAAGTTCTTGAAAGAAACTAGTCCCAACTTCATCAGCCCGTTTTTTCCAATAATCAGTATTTTGATTGTATTGTTCTGCAGCTTTTTCGAAAATTTCACCTGGTTTTGTTCCTGTTTTTTTACCGATATATTCTGCTAAAGTGTTCAAGTGTGTTGCAAATCCAGCCATCCCGCGGTTAAGAGATTCAGCAGATGAATACCCGACAGCTCTCCATGTATTAATCCAAGGAGATAATATATGAGAAAAATTTGACTGAGGATCGCCATCAACTGGGTCAATTTTAACGTCTTTCATCCCATCATTAAAAAATTTATCAATATCAGCATGCTTTGGATTAGCAGGAGAAAACTCACTTGGGCCATATTTAGCCTCAATTTCAGCATCCGAAAAACCTGCTGATTTAAGAGTCAAATTTCGTTTTACAATATAAGATGAAATTTCCTCTTGTGAAAATCCAGCTTGTTGTAGTTCTGCAGCGTTCATTTCATCCCCGTTCTTTTTAAATAATCGTCAATATTCTCGTTTGGTTTTCTTTTTTGTATCTCGTTTTTTTTCGATGTTGGTTGCGTTATAGATTGTGCAGTGAAGGTTTGCTGCATATCTCTAATTTTAGAATTCATGGACGGTCTGTAGTGATTAGCAAGATCTTCCGCATATTTCATATATTCATTAATTGTCCACGGTTTGCCAGCCTTTTTTGCCTCATCAGCATATTTATCAATGCCTTCATACGCCTTGTAAAGGCGTTCATACTCTGCCGGAAGAGGCGTTCCAAGTGGGCCGGTAGAAATTAATTGACTCTTGACATAATCCTTTGCTTGTCTTTCGGCTTCGTGTGTTGCGCTTTCGACTTTAGAATAGAACTTATCAATTAGACTATTTTTGCGATCGTTACTAATACTATTCGCTTTCATAATCTCACCAATACTCACATCCCCACGCATAACACGTTCATGAAGAATGGCATAGGAAACAGGATTAGTCTCCGGGCCACGTTTCGCTTCTTCTATATCTTGTTTAAGAAGCGAGATTGCCCCCGCCTGAAATTCCTTCGATACTTCACCATTTCTTGCTAATCCTTCAATTTTTTGATACCACGCCATTCTTGACTTGCCTGTTCTTTTCAGTCCAGACCAATCAGAAAGAAGATTTGATTCGGTCTCTTTTTGTTTTTCATCTAAAAATTGTTTTTTTCTGCTCCATTCTGAATAAATAACCATAGAAAGTTTGTTTTTTTCTTCAATGGTTAGATTTTTATAATTATTTGGTTTCATTAATGTATCTATGGCCGCATTAACATCTATTTCTTGAGTTTGTTGGTTTGTATATTGTGTTATAAGTTCATCATAAACTCCAGTAATTTTTGCCTGCTCCCTGATCGCAGCCGTCGCAGTGTCAATTCTATTCAGGGCATGCAGTTTGTAATCATCGACATTCTGCCCTGGGTAAATTGCTTGCACTACCGTTGCTACCTTGAGTTTTGCACGATTCACGGTGTCTTCAGATGGATTTTCCTGTATATCCTTTATTGCCGTATCAATTGAATAATTGATCTGGTCGGTAAAATATTGGCGAGTTTGTTCCGCCTGGTGGAGAGCAACTTTGTTTATCCCAGAGTCTATTTCATTACTGGCTAATTTGTAAAAAAGATCCCTTTGATTATCATTCGAGAGATTATTGGCATAAGTATCAGCCATTATCTTGTGCCATTCAGTTGCCCGTGTTGTTAGATCCTTCCCCTTGTCTGCTTCATTCTGTGTTAAATCGGATACATCAATAACGTTTTTCCCGACAATGTTTAGCTGTCCATTAATATAATTCCGTTGTTCATTCCTGAAATCATCAATAGCCTTAAGGGTTTCAGTCGCATCAATCTTGGACTGCATCTTTATGGACAAATCTAAATATTTATCGCCAACTTGTTTCCCGGCTATTGCCAATGCCTGCCACGGCTTGGACATGGCTTCAGGATCGGCCATAGCGTTTCCGGATACTGCCGGTATAGATTCTTTGCGCGTCCACTGAGGTATATTCAAAATTAACTCCCTTTAGTCTTGTAGGTAGGCGATTTGTATCTTGAAGCAACATCTCCAATTCCGGTTAAAAGCGACGATCCCGCTCCATAATAACTTGATGTTCTGGCCGCGCTCCCCTGCATCTCGCTTAAAGCCGCCTGAGATTCGTGCTGCTGGCCCGCGATAAGTCCCCTACGAATAATGGCCATCGCATCCATCTCAATATCTTCTGTTGTCCCCAGGATTACATCAGTAGGCGAACCTTCAAGAGATACACCGGATTTAGCGTATAAAACCCGTTGCCTTGCTTTGAGCTTCTCTCCAGCTTCTCTTGTCATCCCCGCATCGTATTCGGCGGATTGCCTTGCGGCAATGGCATTCTGACGCGAGACCTCTGCATTGTATTTATTCCATTCCTCTTGAGATTTACCGGCCTGCATCTGCCCTACTGCACTTGTTGCCATTCCAACAACGCTCAGAATCAATCCGGCTACTGGTACCCAACCCATGTTAATCCTCCAAAACTATAGCGTAAATATATTGGTCTTCACCCTCCATGCCGAATTTACGCAGGAGACCTTCTCGTTTGAATCCCAAATGTTCTACATAATTAATGGCGGCAGGGTTATCCGCCCTTATATAGGCCTGGACACGTCTTAATTTAAAATCCTCAATAATTCGCCAGAGATATTTACGTGTAATAACTAAGGAATCTTTTTTATACGATACAATCTCATCACAGAAAAGCGCCCATGCTTCTCCGCATCCAGGCCAGATGATCCTGACTCCGGCGCAGGCTATAATCTTGCCGTCCGATATGCGCCTGCAAGTAAAGGCTGCGCCATTCGCATTGATTTCCGCCCATTCTTTAAATTCCTCATTAATCTTAATTCCTTCCTCGTGAGGCCGAACAAGGATATCAAGGGCGTGCTGCGGTAAATAAGCTATCATCTCTATTTTAGGATTCATCTTGTTAGTTCCGATCATATACGGCCAATTCAGGCATAATTGAAATAATAGTGCATGGTAGTGGTTGGTCGTGAAGGAAAAAAATATCAGCGCTCAACCCGTAATCACCTTTAAATTCCATAGAAATATCTCCGGAAAAAAGCTCTGCGTTCTCTCCGAAAATTAAATCCTTTACCTCGTCTTCCGTCTCACCAGCCTTACAACCTATTGTATTATAGAAGCGAACAGTTAAAGCCTCTATCCGTTTTATTTTCGCTTGTGCGCTTCCAGTCATAGCCGACACTTCAAGTTTCATAGGCTGGAGTTTCATTTCGTAATGCAATCCAGCGTGTATTTTGTTGTAATAACTATCAAGTGTAATTTCACCATTGACAACTTCACATGGAGTATGCGCCGCACCATCAACACATACATCAACGGTTTTCCCCTCAAGATGGTTAAGACCAGAGAATTTATTTTCAACCCTTCTATATTTCCCTCCGGAAACAAAAGTCCCGTAAGCCGTTCCATCTATTCCTGATAGTTCAAATGTATTTGCTGACGTGTTAACATTAGCAACGATATAGGTATTCCCATTTATTTCGTCCATTCCGCTGATATCTGTAACATAAACTTCCCATCCGTTTACAGGATCATTGCCTGTGTATGTAATAACAACAGGATTAGTCTGGCTTGCTCCGGTTACTTGCACCCAATCCCCACCATCAAAGGTAAGGCCGCAATCCACAAAGAAGGCATCTTCCTTATTCCCAAATTCACGAGGCATGAAATATTCAATAGTGCGTTTATTCCCCCTCAATACGGATGTCCACACCTCGTCTTCATCAGGGCCATGTATGACTGCCACGCTTTCATATTTGCCGTCTGTTATGTGTCGCGACCAGGCAACAACCTTTTCGGAAATATAATATGTCATACTCAATAAAACACCATCACCACGCACAAACCAGACAATAGGATCAGGTTCCTGCTGGTAGGCTATATTAATAATCTTCCCTTCGGTGATGTGCCGTGCTAGTTTTGTTAGCGGACTTGACACATATGAATCTGTTTCTAGCGTATAATTAAACTGTAATACCTTACGACCGTGATACTGCACATAAATAATAATATCACCGACAAGAATCGCCGAAACATTGTTTGATCCATTTGCGCTTTGCCTCTTGGCATTCACAGAAGACGGAGTGATCGCATCGGATGGTGTTGCCCCTCCGAAACGCCATTCCGCGTCCACCGTGCCGAGGAAAAGAAAGTTCTGCGGAATCATCCATCGAATACGATTGACACCATCTGCATTAATCGTAAATTTCAGAGCTGAATCATCCAACGCACCTGTTGTCATATTTTCAAAATCGCCGGATTTAGATAACCAAACCGTTATGGGTTCATTATTAGTAGCCGCCCATGCCAGCCGTTCCTCAAAGAATGCTACACAAGATGGATAATTATTTGTGCCGACAAAAGGAGTTACTAAAGCATCAGTTACTATCCATTTCCCGGCATCAAGGTCGGTTGCGAAAACGTCGGATGTATGACTTATCGTGCACTTATAAGTAGTAGTATCATTAACGACAATGTCATCGGTTGAATAATAATGTTTAGTGACCCATGCATCATAAGCTGCCGTAAATGTAATGTTCGATAACGTCCACTCGGTATGACTTGTTCTTGTTAATTTCGCCGGAGGATGAGAAGGATGAGCAATGTAAAGTGTATCGGCTGATTGTGTGAACTTTAAATCAAAAAGTTCTGATTCTAAATAGGTTGTTACTGTTTCTACCGGAGCTCCTGCGGAAACAATCTGTCCGCGGTCTTTATAATATCGGATATATTTGTCTCCGAACTCAAGAATATATTCCTGTGTTGTAGAAAACTTGAACGGAACTAATCTTATCTTTTTTGTACTATCCTTTGCCTCTGCAACAAAGTACGTTCCAGGCCTCTTTTCCGCTCCACCTAAAGTTAAAACAACCGCATTTTCCATCATCCGGCAGGCGTTAAAATATTGTGCAAGATCAACCCGGCCGTAAAAACAGGGATCTATTTCACCAGCGCTAAAATTTGTAAGAATCGGTGTGGCCTTATTCATTCCACTATCTCCCGGCTATGATCCATTGTCCTGTTGCCAGAGGATCTTCATCATGATTCTTGTCGTATTGCTGATTAGATATCTTTGCTTCTTCAAGAATTGCCTGATATTCCTGAAAAATTGTTTGCTGCAGCGTCGATGATTGAACGAAATAATAACACATTTCCGCCGCCAGCCTCCAGGCTATTGCCTTAGCGCACAACGTTGATAATTCAGCAGGATTAGCAAGTCTCTTTGTATAACGGATACACAGGTCTTCACCGCCGGAATTATCGTAATCAGTCAGAAGGGTTCTTCCTTCTATTTCATAATCAACACTTTCGGGATATATTTCCCGCACGACAAGACAATATGGACTTGATGGAAGATTGTATTTGTAACCCCATCCAAAAACGGGAGTTGTTGTATCTTGAGCTAATGCCTCGCGATAAGAAGCACATTTCCAGTCAAAATCTTCCAGAACGGCATCCCGAACTGCCTCATAGGCGTCGTTACAGACAATACTTGCTTTATCTGCCCCACTTAGGGATAAAATAACGTCTTTTGTCCCTATACGACGTAAAGCCATATTGCATACTCTCACCCAGTCCAAAGCCATATTTTACTCCATAATTTACTCCATAATTACGGGTGAGGTCAATTATCGGCCCCACCCCGTATGTTAAATTAAAACTCTTGCTATCAAGTGCATCGGGACTGTCACCTATTCCTCGGCTTTCTGTGCCTTAACCCTGATCTTCTTTAGCTTTTCTTCCCTCTCCGCCTGAATAACGGCACCAACGGAATATTGCTCATTCAGAACAAAATGCCTCGGAACTGTTTTGTCTTTCAATTCATCAGCAGTCGGTGTGTATGTCTGCCCAGGATGATACAGAGTCTTTCTGTGATAGCACTTCCTGATACAACGGTACATAATTTACCTCCTTTTATCTGTGTCGCATTCCACTCGCGATATCGAGAAACGCTGTAATTTTACCGGCTGCCAGCGTTCCCGAAGTATCGTATTTCAATCGGACATACTGAAGGTGCTGATCCGGAAGTTTTAACTCCGGAATGTAGGCACCTTTGGTCAAAGCCGAAGCCGCAATCGCGTAAGTGCTGACAAGAACGGTTGTCGGCGCAGTTGTCGCTCCATGAACAATTGAAATGGTCAATGTATCGGCAGCGGATGTAAACGCCGTCTCGACAATGAACCTCACAACGAGCATTTCACCTTCGCCCATATCCGGGTATGTCTCGCCGAAATTAATTTCGTTTGTAGAATACGCATCAACTGTAATCGCATCCCCACCGTCGGCGGTGAAGAGATGTTTTGCATCATAAAAACCCATAATATTAACCCCCTTTCTTTAAGAAATAGCCGATTCGGTGTTGACAATGCTCTCGCAAAGTCTTACCGGAATGCCACGGAATCTTGTAAGCGGAACGCCGAAAGCGTTGTCGCTGGTATAGTTGACGTTTGATTTATCCTTGGCGAGAATCTCCAGTTGAGTTTTCAACGTCCTGTTGACATAGATGGCAGTCGAACCACCACCTCCGGCCTGCGGAAGAAGATTCAATGCCTCAATGATGTCATCATCATCCAGCAAGTGTTCAATTCCGGATGTTTCAATGTTCGCGATCCTCTGAACGCATCTATCGTCGTGGATATAAAGGCCATACCACGCGACGAACTTCGTGAACCACGCCCAGAAATACGTGGAACCGGTGTCATTGGTGACCAGCTGCTTCCCCATATCTTCTGTCTGTAACCCGGCCTGTGAACCCTTAGGATAAATCATGTGGACTTTCATCGGCCCCCATTCGATGATCCAAAGGGAAGTAGTATCATCCCCAGTTCCGCTTGCACCAATGACATTGGCGTCCGCTGTAGCATCATAACGGGTTGCAAGTCCGTCAATCTGCTCGGGATTTGTGTCAATGTCGCCATAGATCATGTTTGTTTCAATGGTCTGGCCAAGGCCTTCAACAAAGGCAAGGTCTTCCTGTGATCTGGCTTTTGCTTTATCCGGGGCCAGATCGAGAATCGCCTCGTCAACTCTTGAATGAGCTTCCAGCCGGCATATCGGCTCGGCTACCTGTTTGGTGCTTGACGCCTCTGAGGCAACGCCTTGATTCGCTTGTCTATGGGTTCCGCTGGGGAGATTAGTCCTCTTTGTCCCAACATGGGACGCTGTCTGGTTCGCCTCAACCCAGACGGCATCCTGAAACATCTCCTTGGTAATCGCAAGAACTTCTGCGATTTCAAGAAGATTCCCGTTATTTGTTCGTTTAGCCAGTTCAACAAGTGTGTACTGACTGTGCTGATTAAAAACTGACATTGTGTTTACCTCCTATCTTACTTATGAAGGATAAGAGAAAACACCGTAACCGTAATTCATGGTTTTCTCCAACCTTCTTTATGTTTGTCCTTCCATTGACGGATAACTAAGAATACCTTTTACATTCTTTCCTTTGTCGGTATTAGAACCAATAACAAACTTGTCATCCGCCATCGACTGCCCGATTCGGTGAAACATTCTCACTAAAACAGGATCGTCTCCTCTTCCGCTTTCGTCCATGATCTTTTTTTCTTCGGCTGTCATGAACCTATCTGTCGCCTTCTTCACGAGAGCCGCATTCTCATCGAATTTGGGCCCCCATTCCTTTTTCAGATCTTCAACGTCTTTTTCAAAAGATTTATTCTTCTGCCCCTCTGCTGATTCAATTGCGGTAAAATAAGCATCGGAATAAGCTTTGTGAATCATTGCCGCCTGAGTTTTATTCAAACCAGCCTGATGGGCAATAGATCTGAACCATCCCTCCATGTTGGGATCAATTTCCACACCTTCAGGAGGTGTCAACTTTTCAAATGTGTAATCTTCAGCCTTGTCCGGCCGTCCTATGGCCTTAAAATAGGCCGTTTTTTCTTCATCCGTAGCGTTATCCTTCAGTTTCGTAACACTTTCGCCAAGTTTCCCCTCAAGTTCCTTTGCCTTCGCCGATGTCTCGATATGAGCTTTTGCTAAATCGCCCACGGTCTTGAACGGGGTAAAGGTTTCATTCGCTTTCAGGTCATCCGGTAATTGTGCCCGCCATCCGAGATTTCCGCCCTCTTCACTACCTTGATTCAGGTTGCCTGTACCAGTCCCATCATCTTGGTTCATAACTATCCTCCTTTTTCTTTCTTTTCTTTGTGCATCCGCCCGCATCGGGCACATGCAATCGCATATTGTTTGCTAACAGGAACTTTCTTCTCAATCACATTTCCGCAGCTACACTTTATTTCTATGGTTCTCGTTGCATCCACTGTTCTGTCTCCTTAACACAATCTGGTCAATCTGATATTTCCGGTAGTCAAACTGGCTTTCCGGCTTCCAGTCTAATGGCGGATCACCTTCGACGGCCTCGAATATAAAAGCCCTGTTCATGGCCTCGTTCCACATTGACACCTGTAAAAGTTTGAAATCCTTGATATAGGTGACAATACCCTTATCCGGGACTTCATAAAATCCAGCAATGGTTTGATATGCAGGATTAGGAGTCACTACGATTAAGTAGAGCTTGCCTCTCCCCAGCCAGACCGGAGGATTGAAACAACAGCCTTTTAATTCTTTTAACATCCCGGGAATAGCTGGCGCAGTTAACGGAATATTAGAAGTTGGTCTGATAATTGATCCCATTATTACCTCCCACCTTCAACTCTTGTTTTTTTTGGTTATTCTCAGCTATCTTGATTAACATTCCAGTAATGTTGTCAATCTGTTCCACGTGAAACGCGCCAATATTATGAAGTATTCTCCTGGCGATATTTTGTTCAATGACTTCCTGATCGCTTAACGCCTCATCGAAAAAATGCAGGTCTGTAAGCAAATGCGACAATACCTTTTTACCGGGCGCGGAAGAAAAACAAAGGAAATAGTCCTGGTAGATAGTATCCACCGGCTCTTCATCCGGCAACAGTTTTTGTTTTAATTCCCGGTATGCTTCTAATATTCTCATTCCTCACCTCCACCTCCAATAATTTGCCCCAGCGCACCCAACGGACTGCCTGGTTCAATTGCCTTTGAAACGTTGGGCAGATTCTTTGCTGCCATCTCTGCCAAGGCCATCTGCTGTGCCTCAGCTTGCGCCTGCGCTCTCTGCTCTCTGATTGCCTGAACCTGATCTGCTGTTCTTATTGCCTTTGCCGGCCAACCTGAAACCTTAAGAATTTCTCTTGTCGTCTCATCCACATCAATCAAATCTGCTGCTTGTGGGTCTATCTTTAACATGGGTTCAAGCGCACCTACACCCTGATAAATGCCTTGAGTTTTTAGAATCCTTTTCTGTGCCATCGCTAGTGGCCCCATGTAATCTACTTCTATACCTTGCCCGGCAAACGGCATCAAAATTTCAGGGGGATCAGGCATCCTTCCGGCTTCTGTCTCGATAGAATCAACTATGTCTATAATTGGTTGTAATCGCTCAGCTATCATCTGCCCTACAGTAGGCATCATGACAGAAGCCTTTTCACCCTGCATTTCCATTACTTGCGGGACGGTCAACTGCCGACCTTCCATTGCCGCCTTTGAAAGCATCATAAAGAAGTCAACGTTGAAATGGTCTTTGATAATCTGGCGGACTTTCTCTTCCCTGTCTTCCGCAATGGCAAAATTTACACCTTGGTTGACCGGATATATCCTCTCGTCTTCTTTTTCGTAGTAGTTTTTACCACGAGGGTTCATCCTGACTTTGCCCTGAAACTTCTTGTGCACCATTAATGGCGGTTCGACTGCCAGTTGTGCGGCGTTAAGCATGGTTTTGCTCATAACATTAAGTTTTATGATATCAATGATGGCATCCATTGCACACGACCATCCATATGGCCCGGATGTTTTTCGCCATCGCCACACGGAATAAGGCATCCGATCATATCCATCCTTTCTCAAAACATGCTCTTTATTCCCAGCCTGAATGTAAATCGAAACAAAGGCCTTGTTGTTTTTTCCAATCTTAGGTTTTAAAACCCCATTATCAAAATACATCTCCTGGTCGTTACGAGGGAAACAGGCATGAATGAACTCGTATTCCGTGTAGGGATTT